CATGCGCACACGAACCAGGTCATATTGTATGACCTCGATCAGCTCAGCTGAGAAGATCGTACAGCCCGTCGGTGGAACTAGTAAAAGCTACGCTTACCGCGAAACCGCGGGAGCCTCTACTTATACTAGCACCATCACGGACCGTATGGGACGTGGACGTATAAATCCTTGCTTGCATAAGCGGACCTCGGCAGAATTTCTGCCGTGTGAGGACACTGTGCGATGGAGTATCAGGACAGCGTATCAAACGATACACTATACTGCTATCTTCCGTTGCGTCGGAACTCGAGGATACGCCGGGCAGCGGTGGTATATTCCGCCTCTCGGCAAATACTCGGTCGAACCAGATTGGTTCGTGGCGATGGAGAATCTCTTCTCCTACGCCGCCAACGAAGTCGTCGGGGACATTCAGTCCCTCGATACTCTCGTTAGTCTCCCTCAAACGCTTAAAATGGCCCGCTCCATATCACGACGGTTGTCGCGATATGTGCCCACACTCGGTAAGACCCTATTAACCCTCAGCGACCTATACCTTTCTTATCAGTTTGGTATACGTCAGCTGGGTATTGATATCACCTCATTCTTTGAGGCGATACTCAATATGGATCGCCGAGTGCAAGCGGCTCAAAGATACTCGGGGCAATGGCGGCGCGTTCGCGCCTCGGCACCTGTTAAGGTGTCAGGCACATCCGCGCCACGACCAAAGCCTCTAGCAAATTTGAGCCAAACCTGGGTCCACACTGATGTGACCGACTACAGGGCTACCGTGCAGGCTAGCTTCTTTACGGAAGTAAAGAGCAACCTGACAGGTAGATACTGGGCCGGGGCTCTGGGATTGGAAAATATCCCTAGGGCGGCATGGGAAGCGATTCCCTTGTCTTTCGTAGTTGACTGGTTTAGCAATATCTCAGGTATGCTTGATCGCATACCTGCGTATCGCGAGGCCAGGCAGCTATCGCACATCATAGCGTGGCGCGACGCGTGCTACAGTCTTAAATATACTGTAGACACGAATTGCGAATTCTCGCCTAATTACAACGATATATGGGGTTTTGGTCAGCAGATGAGTGGCGATGGTATATCGGGTTCTCCCGCTTACCAAAGCCAAGTCTGCAGTACCTTTAAACCCATATCTCGGCGTCGCCTGGTATATTACCAACGCGAGGCGGGATTTCCTAGGTTTCTTCCGACCAAAGAGTATTGGTTGGAAGGCGGGCGAGCACGTTACTCCGTCCGGCAGGCAGTAACCGGTGGGGCTCTCCTTACGCTTTGGTTAGAGCGTAAATGAGACCTCCGGATTAGTGACCTGCCGGCATATCATGGGCTTAGGCCCACCACAATCATCCCTTGATAAAGGAGATAACTATGGCAATGACTGTAACTTGGTCACTGATTGGCTCCAGTGGCTCTACAACTGACTTTCAGTTGCAGGGCAACACCTCTACGGAAGCTACTTACGTAGCACCTACCGTTGGATCAGCAGCTGAGCCCGTGGTGATGAGAATCACCAATGAGACAAAGCCACTGACTTCGAACGGCAGCGATCGACACCGTATCACTGTACAGCGCGTGAAGCGAGATGCGACCACGAATGTGGCGCATGTTTGCTCTGCGACTGTCGTGTGGACGGTACCGAGAGCTGGGGTGTTTACCGACGCCGATTTAAAAGACGTCTGGTCTTGGCTGGCAAACATGATGTCTACCACGTCTGGCAGCAACTGGGTTTCCAGAAATGCTGACAGTCTGATCGACAACATTTTGCCGTAACCAATAGGAGGCAACGATGACTAATAAACCATCTGCTGGGCGTCAAAACCCAGAAAACGGCGGTGTAATCCGCCCAAACCGGAAAGGTTTGACAGAATGGCAAGTCAGAGTCCTCGAGGAAATCTGGAAGGATTTCCCGCAGAACCGCCCTTGGTCACGCCGAGTGTTGGACGCCGCGTATCGATTGATTCGCGACGCTACACTTGAGACTTTGTACGATGATTATCGCGCGTTGAGCGAAAGCTTGGCGCGCGGTGATCTGTCGTGCACGTCTGTGAGCTT